CGCCTCCACGATCGGCTCGAACTCCTCTCCCCTGTACCTCGCCACGACCTTGTCCCCCACGTCCCAATCCCGCCCAAACCTCGTCCCCGCCGTGTCCAGCGGCCGCCCGCCGAAATGCCGCTTCGGCCGCCCCTCCCGCAGCCGCGCCCTGGCCGCATCCCGCAGCCCATTCGCCGTCGTCGCCCGTAGCGCCTGCACCGCGCATTCCTTCCGCCCCCAATAGCTCGCGTCGATCCGCTCGTCGTCGCTCTGCTCGCTCGTCTGCCGGTGGCTCAACTGCCCCTGGCCCAGCGCGTAGCAGTACGTCACCTCACCCCGATACTCGTACTCCAGGAACGCCTCCTCCAGGTTCCCGCGCTCCTGGTCGAACACCGTCTGGGCGCTGTCCGCCGTCCGGTCCGCGCCCGGCTGTCCCGTGTACGTCCGAAAGTCGAACGTCATCGAGTCCACGCCTACCACCGGCACGAAATCGAACCACACCTCTGTGCCTGCCTCTTTGGCCGCCAGGCTGATGTTCTGCAGCCGGTCCAGCAGGTTCTTCCAGGCAAATCGCTTCTCCAGGCTCGGCCCCGCCGACAGGTCTCCCTGAACCGTCACATAATCGCTCCAGTCCCGTGCGCTCTCCGCGCTGCTCCCCAGGTTCTCTTCCACCATCTCCTTCATCATGTCGTCTGCAGCTCCGCTCTTGCTCGACTCGCTCTCCCCCGCCGCGTAGGCGATGATCCGCCAGCCGGCGATCGCGTTCGAGTCGCTCCCCCGCACCGTCAGCAGGTCCAGGTTCCCCTGCGTAGCCAGCCGCCACCCGTCCACGAAATACGCCCGCCACATGTGCAGCCGACCGCCACGAGGCGCCCGCCATACCTGCACCATGCGATCCCGTTCCAACAAGGTCTGGTCAAAGCTCTTCGGCAGCCCCAGCGTCAGCGCCCCCACATCGTTGACTCGCCGCGTCGCTCCCAACCAGAGCACCTGGTCCAGCAGCGCGATCCGCACCCCCACGTCCGTCGTCAGCCAGACTTCGTAATCCGTCATCAATCCACCCCCTTGTACGCCTCGCGCCATATCACAGCCGCCTCCACCGTTGGCGCGCCGGCCTCGTCGATAAAGCAGCTCACGTCGTTGTCGCCCGGATCCAGCGCAAACTGGCCCACGTCGCTCCCAGGCAGCACCGCCCCCGGCACGTCACCGAAAAACGAGCTCACGATCCGCTTTCGTGTCGGTCGCAGGTCTATCTCCAATTCCTCACCGTCCAGCAACAAATAATTGGCGTACAGCGTCCGGCCCGTGGTCTCATTTCGCACGCTCTTCAATCGTGCGCTCGTGCCTCCGCTTCGGCTCATATAAATCCGAGGCATCGCCCGCTGTGTGCCACTCACCGTCACACTGGCCAGACCTGCATAGTACTTGACATTCGAGTTCAATCCGCCGATGTACAAATCCACGTTCTGCTCGATCACCGGATCTTGCCGTCCCACCGCCACCGCATATGCAGGCACGAGGTTTGGCCGGATGTCCAGGGGCGCCCAACTGCTGCCGTTCCACTGTCCCACATATCGGATGTCCAGGATCCCCGCGGTCGTAAACACCCCCGCCACGTACAGCGTCCCGTCCGGCGCCAAGTCGAGCGCATACACCATGCTGCTCAGCCCGTCGGATAGAGTACTCCACCCCTGGCCGCTGTACAGCGCGATCCGGTTGACTGTCATGCCTCCTGCCGTCGTGAACGCACCGCCGGCGTACACGACGTCGTCCTGCGCTATGGCCAGTGCATACACGATGCCGTTCATGCCCGTCGAGAGCGCGCTCCACGAAGATCCATCCCAGATCGCGATGTAATCCGCGCTGCTCACGTTCGCCCAATCCGTGAAATCTCCCCCCACGACGTATTCGTCCTGGCTGTTCACCGCGATCGCCCACACCGCCGTGATCGCAGCCGTCCCCGCATTGGGGATTCCGATTGCCGCCCAGGCCGCCCCGTCCCATATTGCCACATAGTCCGCCGCGGCCACCCCCGCCACGTTCGTGAATATGCCTCCGATCAACACCTTGCCCGATTTGTCTATCGCCACCGCATACACGGCCGTCATGGCCGCGCCGCCCGCGTTCGGATTCCCCACCGCCGCCCAGTTCGATCCATCCCAGGTGGCAATGTAATCTGCGTTGGCCACGCCCCCGGCGTTCGTGAATGCACCGCCTACGTAGAGCGTCCCGCTGGCATCGAACGCCAATGCGTACACGATCCCGTTGAGCGCCGATCCGGCGCCCACCGTCGCCCAGGTATCCGTGCTCGGCGTATACCGTGCGATATAGTCCCGCCCCGCTACGGCATCTAGCCCCGTCCACTGCCCCCCGAAATAGATGTCCCCGTCCGGAGCTACGGCGATCGCCCGCACCGTGCCCAGCGTCAGTGGCGCATTCGACAATCCCAGCTCGTCCCATTGCCCCGTGCTGCGCAGTCGGCCTGCAAGGTGGTGCATAGTCTGGGAGTCGTTGTGGTCCAGCACCGTCGACGCCTCGCCGATCCCGTACCAGAACGGATCCTCGCTCTCAAACCGGATCTGCACCTGCTCGCTCGTCCCGGCCGCCTCGCCGCTGCGGAACCCCAGCCCATCCACGTACCGCGCCGCGATCTCTTTCACCACCGTCGCCCCGCTGTACCGCAGCCGCACCGGCTGGCTCCCGATCGCGCTCCGGTCCGTCCGCAGCACCGCCGCCAGCGCCTGACGGTTCGCGTGCTGGTCGCTGGGACTGTCCCCCAAAACCTTGCCGACCATGACCCACGCCCGGAACCCCACCTTTGCGTTGTTCAACTCACCCCCCGGCAGCAGCGCGTACGCGTCGAACGCCAGCTCCGGCGATTGCATCCCCGTTCCCACTACCTGCTTGATGTAAAACGCGTACGTGTCTCGCAGGTCGCGCGGCCGCCCCCCCGCCCGGCTGATCGCGCTCCGCTCGCTCGCGCTCTCGTGCTCCGCGCCGATCCACTCGCACCCCTCCTGGTCCCCATCGCAGTACGTCGTGCGATACTCTTTCTCCTCGACCTGCACCCCGTCCACGTAGAAATCGCCCGCACCGGCGCCATTCTGCCGTACCTCCAGCGTCGTCGAGCCATTGCACTGCACCGCCGGCAACTGCAGGCCGTACAGCGACCAGTTCCCGTCCAGCGCCTGGATCAACGTCGGCGCCGTATAATTCGCCCCGTCCACGCTCCAATCCCACGCCGTCGGCAGCGTCCCCCGCACCCGCATCGTCACATAGTGGATCGCGTTCGCCAACGCCGCCAGCGTCCAGCTCCCCCCCTCGTTGTTCGCCGCCGTCTGCACGCGGTAGCTCCGCACCCCGTACAGCGAGTACGTCGTCACCCGCGTCTGCGTCCCCCCGCCCACCGCCGCAAAGTTCGCCGTGTCCCCCGCCTGGGGATTCAGCACCTCGTTCTCCGTCGCCTCCGGCTCAATCAGCTCCCAATACCCGCTCATTCCCCACTCCTGTCATCCCCGGCCGCTTCTGTCATATGGACTGCGTCCCCTACCGCCCCCCCGAGGGCGACAACTGAGTCCATGACCTGACAGGTGTTCCGCGTTTTTTGCGGCACCTGTCAGGTCTCCCCGGTGTTCTCCACTGGCAGCCTACGCCCCCACCATACTCCGCGCCATCCCCCAATCATCCATCACGTTATGCTGCGTCGCCCGCGTGTTCACCGTCTGCTCAAAGTGGTAATGCTGCGACTGGTCCATCGTGCCGCCGCCCATCCCCATCCCCTGAAACGCCATCTGCAGCGTCGGCAGCTCCAGCTCCGCCAGCTCCTTCACCGCGCTCGAGATCCCCCGCACGCCCATCTCCAACGGCGTCGGGCTCCCCGGCTTCAGCCATGGCGGCAACTCGATATTCCCTATCTTGTCTGCCAGGTTGCCAAAAAACTCTGTCACCTCAGAGATCGCCGTCTTGATTCCTTCGAATGCTTTGGTGAGAGTATCGTTGAGGAAATCAGCAACCGTTTCGAACGCGGGCACAAGGAAACCCTCAATATACTCCACGATATCTTCAAAGATCGGCATGATGTGAGTATCGATAAACTCCCATACCGTCTTCAGTG